GCGGTGAACAACGCTCCTGATCTAGCAGCAGCAGTGGTGGCAGCCATGGCACCTGCGGTGCACAAGGCCCACCCAGGGTTAGGCTCAATACCCTCACGAGTGAGGTCTTTGGGGCTGGCAGGTCGCGCGGGACATTGCTGAACACATGCACCACTTTGGTCCCAGGTGGGGATTGGCCCCACATGCACAATCTCCACTTCTGGAGTTTTGTTAGTAGCCTCGAGGGGCAGCCTACCGTGGTCCCTAGATAGCAACAGAGTTGCTGCGGCGGAGTGGATGGGCTCGCCCAACCTCCTCACCGATGCAAGCTCTTGCTCCCACACCTGCTGAAGCTCCCTGGTCCACCCGTACTGCGCCTCCAAGTCGGCCCAAGTCTCGTCTGTGGCGGTGCCCGTGTAGGAAACACTAAGCTTCCAAGGCTCGTCGGAGGGTGTGATAGCTCGCACGGATCCTGACAATTCCATGACCCTGTTGACGTAAGCCTGCAAGGGAGGGCATCCGCTGGAACTAGCAAGGAAAGACTGGGCAGCGCCCTTGGCAATGGCAGCGGCATTGGCTTCCGTAGCCTGTACGGAATAAGCTAGTTTTGCCACCATCCTGCCAGCTGTGGGGACGTAACACGGACCCAGGCTGGTGCGGGTGAACCTACACCCCAGGAACTCCAAGAGGTTGAGGTTGTCCACCCTCTGCATGGTCACGGGAAACCCGGCTTCGGCGGCTATGGTCTCATAGTCAACGCACGGGTCCCTGGTCATCAAACTGCCGTCATCTCCTCCGGCCGCGAGGAACATATCGTCCAAAGTTGGCTCCCTACCAATGCAGCGGGACACGAGTTCAACCCCACTAGCCATGGACAGGAGGGTGTTGCCCACGGTGGTGTGCCCATCTCCTGAGAGACGGGTATATGGGGCTTTAAAAGACACACCATCCCGGCTATAGCCATGGACTCCGTTCACGTTAGCCTGCACGAGCGCCGCGGCGGCGGCAGGTAGACCAAAGTCCTTCAGTACGCCCAGTTCGGCATGACCGCAATCTGAGCGCTGAACCAGGTCCCACTTAGCCCCGTCCACGTTGGCCAGATAAGGCAACCTACCCGCCAAGTCCGATTGTATCTGGGCGATGTCTCTCGCTCTGGCACCGGGAGCATAGTAGACCGGGCGGTTGTGCGAGGGGGCGCGCGACAAACGGCGCTTGACAAGCCCTGTGAACTCTGCGATGAACGGGTTCAAGAGCACGCAGAACTCAGGGGTGGCGCCCATAATCTGTCTAGGGCTCCCAGTTTCGTCCTTGAGCACAGTTTCCCGCTTGACGCTGACCTCCCTAGTGGTCCACAAGTGGACCATCTCAGGGGTGATTTCGCTGTGGCTGGTGATCCCTTGGCTGTAGAGGCTCTCAATAGCCTTAAGGTTCTTGTCCTTCACTGCCCTACTGCTATTGGACTTCTCCACGTACGAGATGGCGTGCTTGCGCCACGCCACGGGGTCAGTGGGGACGTTGAGCCTAAAGGGCTTGCCCAGCCAACGGCGGATCCTCGCATAACAAGACGCGATGTACGCAGCCCTGATTGCGGGGTTGCACGAGGGGGGCTCGGCGAAGGACCTCTTTTCCAGCGCTGCGATGGTGTTCTTCTGAGTGCTTGCGAACACAGTGGGTTCCTGGCCTACGAAGGGAATTCCAGTGGCCAGCGCTGGTCTAGAGACGGAGACCGCTTTGGCCTCGGGCCTCACCGTGAGCTTAACACCAGCTGCTCTGGGAGGTGCTTTAGCATAACAGACGGTGGT